TCCATTATTATTATAAGATCCACTATACCAAGCAGATACAATATTAGTAGTATTAATATTAAGATCTTTACTTGAATAATAAGTAAAAGTTTGAGATCCACTTAAAGATTGAGTTACATACCAAGTACCACCTCCTACACTAACAGATGATGAATAAGAACCTGTTGTACCTGGAGTAAAAGTACCTGTTGTCCATTTACTACCACTATAATAATCTCTCCAATTCCAACTGGCTCCGTTTTGTACTTCAGGATCAAAATTATATTTTCCAGTACCTAAATTCCATGATTGTGATATAGGATAAACTTCTAATGTTGTATCAGAGTTTAAAGCAGTAACACTAGAAACAAAACATTTTAAATTTGATTCCCATTGTGATCCGGATATTTTATTATTGATAATATCTGTTATTTCAGTTGTTGAGAATTGAATTAAAAATCTACTAGTTTGGGGAGATGGATTTGGAGTACCATTAACCTCTAAAGAAGCTTCTAATATAGAATCTAGTCCTGTATTTTTATCAGGATACATTGAATATAATGTAGTATCTTTAGTAGGAAATATTTTATATATAGCCATAGTGTATTATTATAATGGTACTACTTTACCTTGTATGTCTGCTTCTGGGTATTTAATTTCAAAAATCATTGGATCAATTGATGGGTATATAACATTATTTTGTGTTGCCCCGGAGATATCATAAGCATAGTCTGAGTATCCAAGATTAGATCCTACAAAATTAGATATTTCTATAGTTTTAACTGTTTGTACTCCATCAATATTATCTAGTAAAACATATATATCTCTTAATATTATAGGTTGATTAATTTGCCAATTTTCTATATTAAAATAATTTTGTAGAGCAGTTATACAACGAGATAATACTTGATTATTATTATAATTAGGTAATACTATTATATCAAAATTTATACCTATATTAATTATAAAAGCATCTTTAATATTAATAGAATCATTTACCATTCTATATTGTGAAAGATAAGTAGCTAAATTTTGTTTAAGAGCTAAAGATCCTAAAGCTAATTTTCCACTTAAATTATAAGTTAATATATATAAATCTAAAGCTCCAGTTTCACCTAAAGATACATTTTTGGCTTTTGTAGGTTCAATATAAGCTTTAGCCACATTACCAAATCTAGCAGGCATACTTAAAGCTCTAACTAAATAATCATCTTGGGTTACATTTCGTTGTTGACTAGCAAAATTAACAATTGAATTTTGTCTTATTTCTTCTATTGTATCACCATCACCTCCTCCACTAGCAGCTGTTGGATTTGAAACAGCTAAAGAATCAAATATAAATTGAGCTGTAGCTGGAGTTAGATTAGAATTTAGAAAATTAACAGTTCCATTTAATGTTGTTAAAGTATTAGCTTCAATATTAGCTGTAACTCCTCCTCCTGTTAAATATCTAATTGTTAGAGTAGTATTTGAAGGAGCTATGCCATAAGTTTTTGTAAATAAAAAGTTTGAAGGAGCATAAGCGGTATTAAGCTTATCTTGCTCAAATGGTAAGCCAATACCAACATTATCTGGGTTAGGTATTATATTTTCATCAGAATCATTAGTAGTACCAGCTCCGAATTGAATTTGAAGTGTATTTGAATTTCTTAAACGGGTTGTAAATCTATATTGGGTTTTTTTTAATTTTAATAAGTAAGGAGCATCACCATATGATGATAAATTAGGATCATTAATGTTTGTATTTCTAATTGAATCATAAACCATTTCTTGACCTAGATAATCAACTTCATACCAAGTATTTCCTTCACTATCAGTACAATCTAATATACCTACTAAATTATTAGCATTAATTTCAACTGTTGAAAATTTAACAGGAGAACTAAATGAGAAAGTTGTTGAATTAATAGTAGATGATATTGCTTTTCTAGTTTTCTTTAATAAGAAATAATTAGGTGATCCTCCAGCTAAATCATATATAGTGATTGTGGTTGGGTCTACAGAACTTGAAACTGTAAAATCAATAGGATCATTTATTAAAAATGAAATATTTGAATTATTAGTGACTGTAGAATTAGGAGCTATATATAAAGCATAATCAAAATCAGGAGCTCTAGTACCTCCTATATTTTTATAAGGAACTAATTGGTAAAAATCAACATCAACTATAGCTACTCCTGTTACTTTTGGTTTATAACCAAACATATAAGCTAATTCAAATAAATTATTTGATTGGCGAGCAAATTGTAAATAATTTTCTTGGATTTGATTATCTAAATAAAATGATAAAACATCACCAACATATGATGCCATTTCAATAAACATCATTCCTGGTGATGCGGGACTGAAATCATTATAAGTAGTAGGAAAATAAGTTTTAGTATAATCTATAAGACTAGCCCTAAATTCACTAAAATCTTTATTAATATACTTTATATTTTTGACTGTGGTTGCCATTATGCAAATGTTATTTCAACTTGATCACTTACACCAGTATTAATTATATCATAAAAAAGAGATACATTTAAACTATTATTATCAGGATCTGTTGTTATTTGAAGATTTGTTACTTTAATATTGGGAAAGTATGTGTTGATTAGACTTTGAATATTTTCTTGAAGAAAAGATATAGAATCACTATTAATTTGTTCAAATAAGAAATTTCTTAGATTAGCTCCAAAATTATTATTAAGATATCTCTCAGTTTGATTTGTTAAAAAGAAATTTAATAAATTATTTCTAATAGCATCTTTAGTAGTGTAGGTTGAGTAAAATACCCCAGGTCCATTAAATGGAATAGATACACCAACAGCTGTACCAGGTCTGGTATCTAGTGGAAATATTTTTTTAGCTCCAAATGCCATTATTTGCTAATTAAATTCATTATTTGGTCTAAACCTAATTGACCTTGGGGTAAAGCACTTCCTTCAGACATAGTATTAATAGGACCAGTTACTTTAAAATCACCTTTAAAACCTGTATCAGGACCTTGAGCCATACCATTTAAAATATCCATATAAGCTTGTTTAGTATTTATAGGAGTTTTAGGTACTTGATTAGAGGTAAAATTTAAAGTCCTATCATCGCTTACCTGGTAAGATTCTCTGATAGGTTGTTTATTAGATTTAAATGCTTCTAATAAAACATCTTTCAATTCTTCTTGAATTGCTTCTCTAACAGCTTCTTTTATGAGAGATTTTAAAGTTTCAGTTTTCATAATTTATTATAAATATTTAATTAATCAGCTTTTAGATCATTAGAATCAATCAAAAGTTTAATTTGATTTAATAAAGTTTGATTATCTGTTGTAAATGATAGAGGAGTAGATAAAAGTATAATTCCATTATTATTTTTAGCTACAGCTTTTCTTCTAGTCACAGTTGGAGAAAAAGGTTCCTCAACTATTTCTAATATGAACCCATTATATATATTTTGAGTAGGTACTGTGTTTTTAGTATTTTCTAAATTTTGTAAATAATTATTTAAAGGAGTTAAACTATTAATATCAATATCACATCCTATTAAATAATTATCTATTGACTTAAGTAAACTTATCAATCTTAATAAAATATTATTTACAAAATCTACAGCTTTAGTTATAGAAGTTATTTTATTTGAAGTTGTAGTTATAATAGGAGGTAAAGTTATATTTACTAGTTTATTAGCTTTAATATATGTGTTTAAAACAGGAAAAGGAATTGGAACTGT